CAGCCATCCCCTCCCGGGGATGACTGCGCACTGGGGAAGGCATGTGCCTTCCACACCAACTGATTGGAGGTGTCTTGTGATTACAATTTCTACTGTGCCTTCTCGGCACCGCCATTATGCTTCGTGGGCCCCATGGACTTCTTATCCTGGGGTCTTGAAGCTTGGACCGGTTCCTGGTGTTCCCACTACCATCGGCGAAATCGTTTTTGCTTTTGATAGTGATAACTCCAGTCCCATTTCCGGTCGTTCCCAAAAGGTCCAACTTGGTTGGATTCTTGAGGGCGACGATCGTTGGGGTCTCCTGGGTGACCATAGCGTAATGCATATGGGTGCTCATGGAGAATTACTGGTCAATGGAGGTGGCATTTCCGGAGTTCCAACCCAATTCGGACAGATCTTTGATCTGGAGGGGAGTCAACATCTTGTTGATCTCCTTGTCGAATGGGGTAATGGGATTGATAAGTCTGGTTCCCGAGTGATGCCTTCGTACTTTGCAAATGGCGGGTTCCTCGTAACTTTCGGGGGACCCTACACTTACAGGTACAAAGTCACATTCAATGGGGACGACTGTGTGGTGGAATTTATCACCACTATGCCCACGCAGACTTTCAACGGAAATGTTATACCGTCTGGCCGCGCTGCTGTGTGCCGCTTCTTCCGGAGAGTTTTCTCTGGAGGTGTGTGGCTGCTGCAGGCATCGAATATGTATAATGCATATTCGAATGCTACAACTTATAGTGGAAAACCCACTATGAGCGTCGGCTCGGTATTACCGACTCCCCTGCTCTACGCTATCGTTGTACAGAATAGTTATCCTGTATATCGAAATGTCGTAGATACGACAGGGGATGATGTCGACGTCTATATGGACTATCTGGTAGGTTCTCTGTCCAGCGGCTATTACGAGCGCTGGTATCAGAAGATCCTTGCAGATTTGCCCTGTATCCCCGATTATGGGGAGTTAGGCGATGACATCTTAAGGCAGATGAAGTACGTTGACGTCAATTTAATTATGACGGTCGTAGACCTAATGCGTGCTAAAGCAGAAATCGATTCTTGGGTTTCTCTGTCCAAGCGATTGGCAGAGTACCCATCTTACTTACTCAAACGAGTAGGTATGATCGGTTTCAAGTATGAGCTCCGCAAAGGAGGTTTTCCGGAGTTACTCCGGAGACTTCCCCGTGGAGCCAAACTTAGCTCTAACGCGTTTTTAGGGCAACGGTATGGCATATTGCCTACCATTGGCGACTTTGAAGCTCTTATCGGAGGAATTACCAAGATTTTTGATCTTGGTAATACATCGAATAGACTTCATTCTCAGCGTTCTTCATCTCAGACCGGGGCGCCCTTTGGAACCGTGATTACTTCTACTTCAACCTTAACGGTTGAAGTGGATCGTTTTCCACGGAACTTTATGGGTGGTGTGATGTCCCTAATTTCTAGGTTCAAGAAGTGGGGTATGTACCCTTCTTTTGAACTTTTATGGGATATCGTTCCTTACTCTTTTGCTGTTGATTGGTTTACCGATGTCAACAAAACGTTGGCAGGGATAGACCAGCAAATTGATTTGGATTATTATCCAATTCAATATGCTATTTCAACGCAGAAGCGTAGTTGGTCCCCTTCTGTCAGTGATCTTTGGCCGGATTTTCCGGTGACCGGGTCTGTACAATTTACGTACTATGACCGGTCAATATCACAAGAACTCCCTATACCCTCCATTGTGGTTGGTAAACAGAATCCGGTCAATGTGAAAGCACATTGGCTGGAGGCAACAGCTCTGGTAGCACAAAAGATCATATCTTGATCCTTTCTGCTATTGTTGCTGTTGCGGTTTTCTCTGCGTCGGTAATAATACCGATGCCAACCGGGGAAGGTTTAAACTTCCTCAGAGAGGTAAACCCATGACGAAATCTATCGCCACTGGATTTACCAGTACTCCAATCTCAGGCGTGTCAAATCCGTCCATTACTGTACCTCTCCAGAATTGGGCCATGGACTTTGGCGTCCAGGTCGACGATCCTGGTGAGTGTGCAGTGACGGAACTGACCGCGCTGACTGATCAGCCGGCACTCGTTCGTGTTTCGCAGCGTGCGAACTCGAACGTGTATGCCAAGTCCGATATCGATCCTACGGCTTACTTGCCGTCTCGATCTGGTACGGACACGCTGATTGAGCGGCGTGAAACGTGGGCCGAAACCGACTCCACGGACGCCACTTACCGGAAGCTCATCCCTGTTCGATGTGGCATCACCATTCAGGTGCCTGCCTATGGCAACATCACGGACGCTCAAGTCCTTGATCTTGTCAAGCGCACGTTGGCTGGAATCTATGATTCCAGCGGTACGAGCGCCATCGACGTCGTGAGCCCGATCCTTCATGGTGTTCTTAAGAAGAAGACCCTTTAGGGGGCCTTGCCATGGATAAGCGAAAGCTTGCCTATGGAGTGACCGCCATAGCGACGGTCATACTTCTTTGGAACGCCGGTCCTCGTACGGAAGCCATACCCGTTCAGCCTAAACCTCATAGTGTTGAGACAACTGTCTCACACCGTGAAGTTATAAAGCTGTCAAGTGGGTCCCTGTTTGAAACTTCAACAGTGACCCACACGAGTTCGACTCCGTAAAGGAGAAGGGTAGGAGTACATGTCCCTCACAAAAGGCCGGGAACTAGATTCCTGGCAAGTCGTCTTAGCTCGGCTAAGGCGCACCGAGACGACTTGGCGAGGGAATCCTCTCTCCAAGGTGGACCATGAGACGTATACAGAAGCAATTCTGTTATGCGCCTTAGTCCTTAACGATCTCTCCAATCAGTATGAGGGTTGTGGGACGAAGCGCAGTCACGTGTTATGGGCACATAATTGTGCCCATACAGACGTGGCTGAGCTGGCGTCTTTTCTACCGGATGCAATCGTAGCTTTTCGGCTCTGCTCTGCAGATACCGGATTACCGCAATATGCATCGTATGAGACCTTTAAACAGTCTCTGTGTAAAAAGCATCCCCGTGTGGGGATTCTTCTTGCACCGGTAGCTGAGGCAATACAGCTTTTCGCCTCGGACCCTACTCCCGCTCGCTTTTACCCCGTCTATCAGTTCCTTTCCTTTCTTACTCACCTCTCTCTCCGAGACATTAATATGTCTAAGGAGTTAGAGGTTGAGTATAAAAAGAACGAGGATCTGATCCGCCAGCACCACCTACCAGGTTGGTTCATCGATCAGATGAACCACATTATGGTAGATTGGCTCAAAGATTTGGATATGAAGTCTGTTGACTTTATACCTAAACATGGGCCAGGTGCTGTTGCGGAGTTTGATAAAGACAAGTCTCTTTACTCAAAGTATTCGGTACTCTCTACGGATGCTTTGATTGACTATGTCTTTCTCAAACATGCAGGCACTCATGCGCAAACGTTTGTTCCCTTTAGAGGCGTTGTACCAACAACGCGTCGCTCTAAGATTGTCTTCGTGCCCAAAAGCATGAAAACTTTCCGAGTGATTTCTAAAGAGCCCGCCACGTTGATGTATTATCAACAAGGCGTGTGGTCTATCATACGCAAGTATGTTAGACAACATCCGTATCTCAAAGACAGAATTGATTTCAATGATCAAGACTGCCAGCGAGATTATGCGTTAGAGGCTAGTCGCACGAGGGAACACGCAACTGTAGATCTTTCTGCAGCTAGCGATTCCGTTTCGTGGGACCTGGTAAAGCGGGTATTCCGTGGTACTACTCTCTATCCTTTCCTGACAGCCCTGCGCTCTACGAGCACAGAACTGCCATCAGGAGAGATAGTGAGCATGGCAAAATTTGCACCTATGGGGAGTGCTTTATGCTTCCCTATAGAATCGCTCATTTTCGCCTGTATCTCGGAATGTACTGTGCGCTACTGTAGCGCGGTTACTGGTAACTCGGTTACCGGATACCGCGTCTACGGTGATGACATCATCATTCCAGATCATTGTCTTTATGATCTGCGGGTTAACCTTCAGTGGTGCGGTTTCCGCATCAATGAGAGTAAAACCTATGGCGGCACCAATAGATTCAGAGAATCTTGCGGATGCGACGCCTATGATGGTGTTGACGTGAGTCCTGTGAGAATCAGCCGCAATTTTGTGGCTGGCAGGATTCATGTCTTATCATCCAACATCTTTCAGAGTACAATCGACTTGGCTAATCATGCCTATAGTCGAAAGTACTTGCTACTTCGCCGTTACCTTGTTGATAAACTCATCAATGGTAACAACTATCTTCCTCTTTTCTCAGAAGATGATAGTCATGGCTTGATATCTCCAATGCCTGATAATTATCGCGCAGAGAGAATTTGGAGTTCTGAACTCCGTTCTTCTACTCGCGATTATGATTATCAAGTTTGGTATATCAAAGTAGCATACCCGAGGAGTGTGCAGGGACTTTTGGGTCCAGTGCACTATGATAGACATCGTAAGATGTTTATCGAATCTTCGAGTACTGTACCCGCCCACGCGGACTATGTTAGGTATTTCGAATGGTTACGCCTCACGAGTGATCGTGATGGCGACCTGTTCGATCCTACACATCGTGTGGAGGTCAGTGTTGGAAGCGCTGGCGATACACTCTCAAGACAATGGATTGGTGATCCATTGTAGAGTGCAAAGCCCTCCAGTTAAAAATCCTTTCTGGAGTAGGGTTGGAATGGGGACACGGTCACCTTTCTGGTGACCATGCGGGGCGGCTTGGCGCCCCCCGTGTAGTCTCAGTCTCAGAGACGAGAGGATTTCTTCCTTTCTATTAGCTCTGGACTTTGGCGTACGG